TTGGTAATATCCGTGGCATTTGCAGCGTTGGTAGTAATTGTGCCTGTGGTTAAAGTAACGTTACCTGTTAAGTTGCCAGACAAAGTTGTAAACGTACCTGCGTTTGCTGTAAACGAACCGTTGGAATCTCTAGCAACAATAGTTGATGCGCCGTTAGAAGAAGCCGCTGTAGTACGAGCGTTATCAATTGTGCCTGACGAGATGTTTGAGGCATTGATACCACTAATTGCAGCGCCGTTACCAGTAAATGAAGCAGCGTTAATTGCACCTGCATCAAACTCACCAGTTGCCCCACGCAAGACAATAGTTGCGCCTACGTTAGCTGAATTTGCAGAAGTACGAGCATTAGCAATAGTTCCTGAAGAAATGTTAGAAGCATTAATTCCAGTTAGTGCGGCACCATTTCCAGAAAAGTTAGTGGCGTTTACAACGTTAGCAGAGAAAGAACCATCTGTGTCACGGGAAACAATAGTAGAAGCACCATTGGAAGAAGTAGCAGTAGTCCGGGCATTAGCAATAGTTCCTGAAGAAATGTTAGAAGCATTAATACCTGTTAGAGCAACTCCATTACCTGAAACGTTGGTAAATACACCGTTAGTCGCTGATACATTAGAAGAATTAACATCAGTAGCAGTAACTACATTCCCAGCAAACGATCCGTTAGTGTCACGAAGAACAATAGTATTAGCGCCGTTGCTAGAAGAAGCAGTAGTCCTTGCATTATCTAAAGTCCCTGTAGTTACGTTAGAGGCATTAATGTTAGTAAGCGAAGCACCGTTACCAGAAATGTTGGCGTTTATGGTTCCAGTTACAGTTACGCTATTAGCAAAAGTAACGTTTTGATTTGTATCAATTGTTACGGCTGTAGTTGTGCCATTGCTCCTAAGAACTAAGTTACCCGTAGTGTCGCCTGTTACAACGATTGCTGTTGTATTACTAAGTCCAGCTGATATTGAGCTCATATTTAATACCTATTTAAATTTGTGGGAATACATTCCAACTTTGACCAGGGGGTACCGTCAGAGATACTCCATCCACAACGGCAATCGGGCTATATGAAATAGCAGTAGAGTTCAATGGAATTGCGTAATTGTAGGCTACAAAATTTGAATACACCGCAATACCATTAGTGCTATAAAAAACTGGCGCAGTTGCTTGGTTTAGCGTTGGGCTGTACTGAAACGCACTATCCGCATCAACGTATCCATCAGCATCTGCAAACGGCACTTCGCCAACATTTAAACCAGTAGTAGCAACATTTAAAGCAACAGCTCTTTCGGCAGGGTATGTTACAAATACAATTTTAGTTCCAGCAGAAAAAGTTACTAAAGAACCGCCACTGCTAGAAGATAAAACTGTATCTCTACTTAGTGTTGTCCCAGAAGCGGTATAAGTACCAATTCCTACTTCCCACTCGCCTTCAAATGCACTTTCAGTATTCTGAATAGTGTAGTAACACGTATTTCCATTACCAATAACCGCAAAGGATTGATAGCCTGTTTCAGCTCCTAAAAGCGTGAGCGTACCAGTACCATTAGTAGTACTAGTCTCTTTGACCCGATCTTTTAAGACTAAGGCCATCTAAACTCCTTAGCTAGCGGTCAAACGAATAATTGCGCTGCTTGCATCTGCGGTTGGGAAGTTAACTGCAAAAGTACCGTTGGTCGATGTTTTATCGCCGCCAAAAGCCAGAATTGCGACAGCAGCGTTAGACAAGTTAGCGTTATAAATCAAGGCGCCGTTAGCGGTAATTGTTGCATTAGCCCAAGAAGTATTAGCAAACGAGATAAAAGCTACGTTGCCAGAGTTGGTTGGGGTTACGTTAACAGTCAAAGTATTGCCGCCAGCAGAATAGTTTCCGCCAGTTACTACTTCGTTACTAGTTGTGTACGCAGTTGTGTTTTCATTTAAAGTAGCTGCACTGGTATACAGGGCTAGTTTGAAAGTATTTGCTGAAAAGTTTTGCTGACCATTCAAAAGTTGAACTTTGAACGATGTAGCCATGGCTTGAGTAATTGGCATGTAAATCTCCTAAAAAATTATCTAACAGGTCCGGGTATTGGCAACCTAAGCTGCCCGTCACGGTATGCACTACGTCTATCCTTACCGTCACCCAAATCTTTGAGTAATGCTAATGCCTCATTGTATCGGTTCTGGTAATTGGTAACAACATCTGCGTCTGACTTCATAAACGCAGCCGCCTCTAAAAGAGACCCATAAAGTAAAACAGACTCAAAGTTATACCCAAGCCAACTACTACCTGCAGTTACGATTGATGGTGGGTAATAGTAATAGTGCAGTTCTACGTTGTAGTCTTCGTCTGGGGTTGGCCCAATAATGTAGGTATATGGGGCAAACTGACCGTAGTAGCGAGGTATGCCAACATCATCAGGATTGGGGTACGACTGTCGAATAAAGTTGACGTCCTTATCAATCATGAACTCTTGTGTTCCGTCTGGCAAAATTACCGCCATAGAAAAGGACGCCAAGTAATCCGTTGGTAAAGTGAGATATTTATCCCCAGAACTAAAGTTACCAATCTGGTTTCTGCGAATAGCGGGGATCTGAACAGCGTTATAAACACGCTCCTCACACTGCTGAACAAACGTAGCAATCTGATTGGCAGACGTAAAATTGCCAGCCGTATCAGGGAAATCGTTTTCGCAATATCCTTTAATTGTAGCTACTAGTTCGGTATATACCATAGGGTTTACCTTTAGCCCATTTTTCCACTAATTTTGCGCCCTTTAGTGGCAGCTCCATAACCACGCATTACGCCTACGCCGTATGGGTTAACAGGAGCATAGTTGCCCTTACTAATGCCACCAACGGACATATTCATTTTGTCCACTACTTTGGCGCCTGGGGTATAGCCGCTATCTGTTAGGACATTAGTAGCTTTACCATCCATTGTGTGCGGTGCAGCATAAACCGAAGCAGGACCTACTTCTTTACCGCCTTTTTTCATAGAGAACTTAGCCATTATCGACCCCTTCCAGCTTTCTTTTGATTCATGATACGAGCCATATTACGACCCATAGTCTTCATGTTTTTGTTCATCGTGCTTGTGCTTTTCTTTGGACCCTTTTCAATACCTACTGATGGGCCAGAATCGCCTAAATTTTTACCTTCGGTTTTACCCTGTTTGGTAATACCATCTGCGCCTTTTTTGTATCCCATTTTCAACTCCTAAGTTGTCGTTACCGTTACTGTACCAAGTACTACTGCTGGTGCCAAGTCATTTGGTGTTAACCCTGCGTCTGGACCTCTAGCACCACCTACTGGATTCCACCCCCACTGAAACACCCTACTACCTAATTCTGGACTACCAAAACCATCTGGGCCAATACCCGTCTGATTAATTTGCAAACCGCTTTGTCCTGATACTAAATAACTCACGTCTGGTCTTGGTTCCCGCACTGCCTGTGGATCATCTACTGGGTATAAGCCTAATGACAACTGAGGCTGATCTGGATCCCAACAAGAGGGGCAAACTTTAACTCGATACGGTTGCGTTTTTAATATCTGTATCTTTAATTCCTTTAGCTTGTACCGCTGCGCACATCTATCGCATTCGGCAATTGCATATTTACCTGAAGCAAATTTATTAGGCATGACATTTTAGCTATAGTAGAAAGAGTTACGGGGAACTATACGGATTGCGGCTGTTTCCCTATCTTCATCCGCAGCCAATTGCCATTGTTGCTCATACTCTGACTTAAGCATCATTATTCTATTTTGGTCTACTCCTGGCATTTTGGTGCTTAGTTGATAAGCCAACCCAGCAGTCATACAAGGAATAAAGCGAAATGGAATGTCCTGAGTTCTAATACCAGTACCAGCGTCTTGAATCCTACGCATTCTGTAATACACAAAAGTGTATTGGGTTCCAGGTGGGTTTGGGGTAGGCCAGACATTGACACACGGCAAGTTGTTTACAAAAACATTTGCCCCAGCAAGGTGTGTAGTTGCGGTTGTACCGTTTTGTCCACGCCAAGCATTAATAATTTGATTGCCTACAATGTTCTGATACCCAATAGTCTCACTGCCAATATTTACAAAGCCTTGAGTTGGTAAATTAGCCACGGAAGTAAGGGTAATAGTATTTTGATCCGTAGAAGTTATGGGGTTACCAGCGGCTACAGTGGTCTGTGGAATGTTTGCAACGTTACCTGACTGCCTGTTAAACCAAACTTGAATAGGACGTCCTGTAGCGTTTTTATTAGGAATAGTAAGGTAAGTAGGCTCACTAATACGGCTAATATTAATGTCGATCTGGTTATTGCCCTGACCATTATTGGTACGCACCACAGTATCCAAAAGATCAACCGTATCAATCGGAATAGGGTAAATAGCCTGACCAGTATTCATTAATAACTGCCCTTGCTCGACAGTCCACAGATTAATACCTCGGTTAGCCCACTCAATTGTGAGTAGGTTCAAAGACCTCCGTGCAGTACGGAAGTCATATCCAGACCGAACTTCTAACCCACAACGTTCAAACGCCTCCTCAATGAGGTCGTTCATGTCTAAATTAAAAGTATTTGTCCCTGTAGTAGTCATTACTTAACCTTTCGGTACGGCTTTACTTTTGCTTTTACTTTTGGTGGCTGGGGCACGAACTGCTTTCCCTGTGCTTTTCCCGCCCGCTTTGCTCGTGTTGTCGCTGCGTACTCGCTTGGGCTTAACGCTTGTATTGCTTTTTTTGGCAGGTACCGCTCGCCTGTTTCGGACGATTTTTTTCCCGACTTGGTTGTCCACTTCTGGTCGCCCCACGCTTTCAGGCTTCGTTGCGGTTTTGCTAACGCCACTTAATTTCTCCCAAATCCAATCCCAGATGAACGGCATTACTTTTTTAGCTTAGACAAAGTCTGCGCTAATCTCGCACGTTGGCCCATTTTGCCGGGCTTTTTAGCCGCCGCAGCAAGTTTTTTAGCAGGGATCTTCTCGCCTTTTTTGACGCCCATAGCTTCACGCAAAGCACCAGGCTTCTTGATTGCTTTCTGAATAAAATTGACGCTACCGCCTTTTTTATACACGCCACGACCCTTTAGGACGTCTGCTTTAGTTACTTTGCCATCACCAGTTAAATCAGGAAAATCAGCCACGATAACCTCCACCTTTTGCTTTGTATTTTTTAGCTAAGAGTTGTGCCTTCCTAGCCGACCATTGACCCGCCGCAGTGCCTTGCACAGCCGACGCTTTAATACTTTCAAATAAAGACTTGCGCATACCAGGTTTCGTGTAGTTACCAGCCTTGTTAACGCTAGAAGTTTTACCACCTTTGGCGTACATATCCACCGCATCGGGGTTATCCGTACGGTTAATAACCTTAGCCTTGGGCATTTTAGAAGGGTTAATTGCACCCATTCCACGACTAGCTCTCATGCTCTTGTCTTTCCTCGAATACAGCAGCCATCTGCACGTTTAGAGGCGCTAGATACCTTGCCACCAGCTTTATATGGTTTGTCTAAGCCCTTCATACCGCTAAAGTCTCCACCAGCTCCACCGCCTGCTCTGGATAAACCAGGAACCTTCTTATACTCATTCCTAGCTTCGCTTAGAGCCTTGCCTTCGTTAACGTACTTCTCTAACTTTTCCGCAAACTGTTTTTTAGTCTCAGGATCGCTATTCTTCATACCCCGTTCCATCCTTTCAAGAAAGGATTTCCCTTCCCCGACTTTCGGGGCTGGGCTAACAGGTTCTACAGGCTTAACCATTGTTTAGCAGTACCCGCCACCAGCCATCTTAATCATTTTGCCTTTGGTATGGCCCTTCATAACGCATCCATCGGCACGGGTTACACCACCCTTAGCCATCTTGTGCATGCGCTTCTCATGGCCTTTAACAGCGGCAGAAGCCACTTTCTTCATCATCGGCATATCTTTTTTGATGTCTTCGTGTTTCATCATTCCACCTTTTTTAAACTTTTTGCCTTTATCGGCAGTTAAAAATTCCTGTCCAACGCTGGCAGGGACTCCTACTTTCTTAGCAAAAGCAGGGTTTTTAGCCACTGCCGCCATAAAATTGTGCTGCTTTTTGCTTACGCTAGGCATTATCTACTACCCCAATAACCTGAAATAAACCCAACAATTCCTGTGGCTGCGCTAGCTGCACCACCTGCCCACATTAATACTTTCCAACCACCTTTAGCTTCAGACAACGTTTTATTGATGTCAGCTAAGCTAGTCTTAATTGCAGAAATATCAGCTACCAAACGATCCATGTCATCTTGCAAATGCTTGATGTCGTTTGCGTGAGTAGCTAATTCTCTAGCCGTTTCTATGTGGTTGTTCTCGGTCATACCATCTTACCCTTGGTTTTCCCACGAACAGCACAACCGTCAGCACGCTTGGAAGCAGAAGACTTAATCATGCCCCCCGCTTTTTTACCAACAACTACGTCTTTACCTAATAACTTTTGAAGGCTATCCGCTTCTTTAGCCATATCTGGTTTCGCTACAGGAGCTGGGGGTGTAGGAGTTGGTTTGGCACCAAATGCTTTAGCTACAGACTCTCTATGAGTTTTAGCTGTTGATTCGTTAATATCTTTACTCATACCATCTTCCCTTTAGTCTTACCACGTACTTCGCAACCGCCACCACGTACAGACCCGCCTTCTTTGCAATTCCAAGCCCGTAGGGACTTGTTAATGCGGCTATCTGGGTCATTAGCAGTTTTGGCAGAAGTCAGTTTCTTTTTCATACCCTTCATGCGGGCACAGAACGAATCACGTCTTGAGCCACCCTCTGGCTGTGGGCGTTTAAGCCCAGGTTTGCCAGGGTTAGCGGCGTTATAGGAGGCACGCCCCTTAGCGTTTAGACCGCCTTCGGGGTTTTTGCCTTCCTTACGAGTCCAAGCAGGTGATTTAGCCATAGAACACCGTTGCAGTTACAGAAGATCCACATCCTACAAAAATACCATTAGGGCAGTATATGCCTTCTCCTGGGATTTTAATAGGCAAACCAACTGTACTAAACGTATCAATCTCTAAAGCAATACTGCTATACGCTGTGACGTTACCGCTAGTCGTTGTAGTTGGAGCATCGGCACAGGTAAACGTATTGTCGCCTGTTACTGTAATAGTGTAAGCGCCATCTCGTGCTGTGCCAGAGGTAAAGTCCAAAAATACACGCTGTCCAGTAACAAATCCATGATTAGTAATAGTTACCGTAATTGTGGCACTAGGGCTTGTACGAGCGTAAGTACCAGACTCTTGAACGGTTGGGTCACATATGGAAGTGTTTCTTAAAGACGAAGTACCGCTTGTTACAGTAATTGCCTTAAGTCTTACAGGCTGCTGTGTTACAAGAAGTCCAGTACCTGCTGCACGGGCGGATTTAACGTCATATTGCATCATGGTCTATTCCTATCCGTAAAAAATAGTCATAGTTACAGCGGTAGAAGGCAACAAGCAAAATAACCCACCTTCTGCAAGGATACCTTCACCTGGAATTAACGTATAAAACGACGTGCCAGTAGAGCAATCCAATTCAACAAGCACCTTTGGATACATAGTTATGTTGCCGCTGGTCGTTAAACTAGCTGTAGTTACAGTAAATGTATTAGCCGTTACGTTTGCTACAGTGTAAGAATCATCTACTGCTGTACCGCTAGTAAAGTTTAAGCCAACCCTGTCACCGTTTGATAGGCCATGATTAGCAATAGTCACTGTACAAGTTGTTGAACCTGGAATGTCGTATGTTCCACTTAGTGCGCCAAGAGTATCAACTACACATGAGTTAAAAGTCGTAGACGTAGATGGGGATATAACTACGCCTTTTAAGCGAGTTCGCATGCCATACGCAAGCGATGAACTTCCTACATAAAACGACTTTACGTCATATTGCATACCCATAGGGGCCTCCTATTAGACGTTTTCTGCGCCAGTGTCAGCTACGAAATAACGAATAATTCCAGAGCAGTTGCCAGAAGCGGAGCTATTAGCAGCGGTAGTTACAACAACTAGGTTAGTTGCATTGGCTACATTACCCAAGAAAGCGCCGCCATCGGTACCACCAACTTGAACGTTTACACGAGCGCCAATAGCTTCGTTAATCAAGAAACCAGTTGGTACGTTTGTGCCAAGAGTCGTTGTTTGTCCTGGACCTACACCAATTAATGGGGTAAAGCCTAGGTTAATGTTACCTGTGCCAGTCTCAGTAATAGATACATCGGTAACAACAGCGCCAGCTGGGAGGATTAGAGCTTGGGTGCCGTCTACGTTAGTTACGTTTGCAGTTGCTGCACAGTTAGAAATAAAGAATTGGGCAGCCATGACCATGGATCCAGCGGTTGCTGTACGGGTCTGATCGCCACCTGTTGAGCGCCATACGGCTGAGGTAGTTGCTAATGCCATAATAAATTGTCCTTCATACAAAGTTCAGCTTATCAATCGTGTATGCGTCTGCTGGGGCAGTTTGATAAGCGATTCACCCAGATAAATCAAATCTTACATCAAATAAAACAAAAAGGGGGGATTTCTCCCCCCAATTTTTAGGCTCCTGGGGAACCGAACATTCCCAATGGATCCGAGAATCCAAATGAGTAACGCTCACGTGCTTTATAACGTACGTTACCGGTGTCAAAGTCACCGTCCATGCTGTTTTGCAATGGGGTACGAACAAAGTGCTTCATACCGTTAGGTACATCAGTGGTCAAGAACCAAGCATTGGTGTCGGTCAGATAGTGGTTAATGGTATAACCCTCTGGAATCGAACCATTGTTCTTCAACGCATTGATGTCGTTGTCGTTGGTACCAACACGGAGTTCGGTTTCTAGCAAACGAGTTGCAACGAACTGTAGTGAAGGTGGCACGATCAACTTACGTGGCTTAGCAGCGATGAGCAAACCACGCTCGTCTGTCCACAAGCTGATTTGAATAACGGCGGCTTCCAAGGAAGTCTCGTTAAGGTCAGCTGGAACGGCAGGCTCGTTAGAGTTTGTACCGCCAGACACGAGTGGGTGTGCAGTGCTGAATAAAGGCTGACCATCACCACCAGTAGAAGCGGTAAAACCAGTATTTAATACAGAAGCAGCACGAACTTGCTTGGTATACGCCATGGAACGAGCTAACGCCTTGGTATAACGACCAGATAGGCTGTCATACAAGTTATCCTCAATAGCCTCTTCCGTGAGGGAGAAACCTTGAGCAATCGTTACGTGGGTATAGCGAGCTGTCCAAGCCTCTTGACCGTTGTCATAAGCAATTGCACTGCCCTCGTTCTTGACGGGAGCGGCACTAAAGCCTGATAACTTGGTCTCTTCTTCGAAAGAACGCTCAGAGGTCTCTGTTTCGTAGATCTCTTTGTGTTCTTCACCATAGCGAGCGTACTCCAAACCGAACAAAGCGTTCAGGCCTGGGAGGAGCTCTTTTAGTAGTTGTGCGCGTGAAATAGCCATTATTTAGCTCCTTAAGCGGCGTAGTCAATACCCGTTGTACGGAGTATTTGTGGGTTATTGATCTTCACGATAACTTCTGTGAAGGCGTTTGTGCCAGTAGCGGTTTCAGGAACAACAGCAACGCAACGAACTGGGAGAGTTGCAGCATTACCAAGATTGTCGGTAGGAACAAGAACGCCAGTGAAAGAGTTACCGTTAGTAGTGCTACCTTGTGGTACCTCTGGCTGGATTGCTAAGTTAATACCTACAACGCTTTGGTTAACAGTCTGTACAGCACTGTTTGCGGCAACAACAGCTACTTTAAAGGCAGCCATAGGATCGTCAACAACGTAGGCGATAGCAGAAGAAGCGGCAGCATTACCTGGGTAGTACTGAGCTTGAACTGTTTGACCTTGGCTGTTTACATACTGAACGCCAACAAATACACCATAAGTGTAGTTTGCTGCGGTAGTTGTAGAGTCGTTTGTAACGCCTGATAATGCAATAGTGCCACCATCGACTACAGCTACGATATCCCCGTTAAAAATTGGAGTGTTATAAGTACTCGCAATTGGCAATTGACGGGTTGCACCAGCGTAGGGTTTGCCATCTACGCTGTTGATCGGAACTAAGCCGTATGGAGTTGTTACGCTTGGGTAAGCCATAATAAATCTCCTAAATTAAAAAAATTAACCACCTTTTCCAAAACGGCTTGTCTCGGTTTTTCTCTCGTTAAAAAGAGGCATCCGAGGATCGTTTTGGCGCATAAGATTGTTGTCTACAGCTTCCATCTGGGCATCTGCTTGGTCAGAGTAATATTTATTACGCTGAGCCACAAACTCTTCTGGAGTCTTGCAAAGTAACAATCCGCCGATCTCAATGTTGTCTTTATATCGACTGGTTGGATCGACTAACAGTTTGAATTGAGGTTGTTCTTCTAGCTGTACAGGTTCCCATCCTTCACGCAATTTAGCGGAAAGGTTACGTGGGTCAGCCTGATTCATGGTTGAAGTACGAATCCAGCGATAAGCATACCCAGCCTGTTTGTCTGGCTCAGGGAGAAGTTCAGGGGGCATCCACTGTTTAGGACGCTCCGCAAATTCACGGGTTTCTAGCTCACGAGTTAATTTATTACTAGCCATGTTAGGCCTCCAATTTCATAAGTTCACGGACATACTGCTCAGGCGTTAGACCAAGTTTTTTGGCAATCACAACTTGCGATTGCTTCAACCTAATCTTCTTGGAGGCTGTGCTCCTAGTAGCCGGTGCAACTACCGTGGACGGTTTAACTACTGGCTTGTCAGCAGCTTTCACTTCCCTTACTTCTTCGGGTACTGGCATTTCCAGATCTTCGTCGAAGCTTTCTGGGAAGCGTTTGCGCATGGTTCTGTCCAGTGCGGCGTAGTACTCATCAGATCCAACCACAACACCTTGGCGCTTTAGCTTTTCATGTAAGCCTAGAGCCGAAGCTGTCATCTCCTCGTCCTGTCCGAACCAGGGATTTCTTGCTTGCCAAGCCATGACCTTGTCATCAGGGCGAGGAGCAGGTTGGTACTGTTGTTCACTTTGTACATCAGTTTCCTTTTCTTGTAAAGGGGGCATCTTAAAATTCTTTACTCTGTCTAATTGCAGAGTGGCATTAGTAATAGCCTGTTGCGCATTCATCATGGCTTCGCTATCACCGGCGTCATATGCTTCTTTGTATGAACGCTTTGCCATTTCAAGTTGTAAGTCGGCAGCGCTTTTCATCGCAGCGACATACTCTTGCTCGCCCTTTGTGAGCATAGTTTTAATACGCTCGTTCTCTTCCCGAAGTCTGCGGGCAGCTTCAATAGCAGCAGTTTGCTCACGCTCAGCTGCTTCCCTAGCACGACGCTCGTCGTTCCAGATCTTCTTCATCTGGATCATCTTCTTCTTAGCGTCCTCGCTGTACTGGTCTAGCTCGCTTACATCTACCTCGAGCTTCTGTACAACTTCCTTGGGGGTAGGCTCACGCCCACGGTCTTCAGGGGGTGTATCGTCCTCAATCTCGATCTCGAGCTCAGGCCCAGAAGCCTCTAGTCTTTGCTCTTCTTCGACCTGTTCTAAGGGTTTACCCTGATCTTCTACTTCATCAGGGAACTTAAATTCTTCTCTTTCCATTTCAGCCATTTTGTGGGCTCCTTAAATGAATTTACGGGTAATGCCTCGTGGGTCTTGAACTACAGCCTCCACAGAGTCATCGTTAATAATCCTAAACTCCCTACCGTGAATAACTAAGCGGGTTCCAGCATTTGGGCGAACCAAAATAAAATCACCTTTTTTGCAATAAGGACCGTTTGGGAACCGTTCTTTATCAGCGTAGCAATCAGGACCCATATCCACTACAAACAGCACGGTTGTTAAAAGCTCGTCATGCCGACGAGTTTCATCAGACTTGATGATCCCGCTGTCATAGGCTTCTTCGACTTCTGGGATTGCGCAAAGCATTCTGTATCCCTGTGGGACGGGAAGTTGTCTTGCTTTCTCAGCTTCTGTAGCTTCGAAATTTACTGCTCCTACTACTTGTGGATTACCGGGGTTTGTGCCGATAAGGATTTCACTCATCTGAGTTCTCCATTTTTTGTTTAAGGTCTAATATTTCCTGCCTTGCGATGAGCAGACCGTGTATCTCACCACAAATTCTTTGGTAATCGGCGTAGTCCTTTGCTTGTCCAGAGGCTATCCAATCCCGTTTTGCTGTCACTTCTTTGTCTAGGTTTTGTACTAGAACATCGGATGCGTCCATTACTCTCCTCTACGTGTAGGTTTAGGTGGGGCCAGCTCTGCCTTCAATAAGTCCATTCCAGCATTAGCGACCAGTCTCTCCTTCTCGTTGCGCATTGTCGCAGCGGTCTTGAGGGCGTCAAACTTCACCTTGTCGGCGTTTTTCTTCACATCTGCTTCTACTTTTTGCTTCTCAATCGTTAATTGCTCTTGCTTGAGTGCAATGTCAGCCATATCTTTTGCTTCTTTGCGTTGCTGCTCTTGCTGCTTAATCATCAATTCTTGCTGTTGCATTTGAATGATTGGATCTTGCATCTGTTGCTGAGCCTGCTGCTGAGCTACTTGCGCCTGATTCTGTTGTAACAGACGGGTTGCGGCTTCAGCCAGCATCGGTGCCAGACGAGCTTCAACTTCTGGGTTCATATTGATGGTTTCGCCTGACTCATCTTGTTGCGGAGGCAGGGACATACCCAACTGCATCTCAATCTGCTTGCGGTACTCAAAGCCAAGATGCTCGTTGATGTGCGCCATCATAGCGTTTTGTAACTGCTGCGCCATCGGGTTGTTTTGCAACAAAGCCATAATCTTCGGATCTTGCATCGCTGACATATGGACAGTAATGTGCGCCTGATGGTCTTGATACATAAACGCTTTGACTGGCTTGCCCTTGAGCACGTTCTGGTTCTCAGATACTGGATCTGTTGGCTTCTGATCCTCATCCATGGGGATAAGTTTTTGTGCATTCTTAATGCCAAGCACATCTAGCATCTGACGATGCAGTAATGGCAGGTTGTATAGCTGTGGTGCTTGAGCAGCTAATTGGAGAACCGCTTGGTACTGGACGATCTTCTGTGCCATTGTTGAAGCATTAGGATCGCTGACAGGGATAACGTCCACATTGTCGTAGTCAGAACGCTTAGCAAATCTCGATCCTTCAACTGGCTCATAAGGGTACTCGTCTGGTGTGTATGCAGCAATGATATGTTTGAGAAGCTTTAACTCTTGCTTCATCGAGAAGTGGATGCGAGCTTGTACAGCAGACATCACTTTGAGCGTACGCTCCAAGATTGCTAGCGTAGTGCCCACAGGCGCCTGAGAACTCATATCACTGATCTGTAGATCAGCAGTGTTCGCAAAGCGACGACCTTCTTCAACAATCTGATTGAGCAAGACCATTAATGTCTGGCTAGGCTCTTTGTATGGAAGCGGCAAAATGTTGTCACGCATCGTGCCACTAGGCACATCTACGTCTCTAAACTCACCCGGGGCGATGGGGGTATCGTCACCTCTAATCCGCAAGCCACGGGCCTTAAAGCCACCTGGCAAGTTCGAGAGTGTTCCAGCATCCACGAGCTGCCGAATAAGACTAGTACCAGACTTAGCAAAAGCACCGATAAGGTGAATAAGCCCAAAGCAATAAAAGCCAAAGCCCGGAATGTATCCATAATGGACGAAATGCTGACGTTTCTGATAAGTCTCATCATCTGGCTCCCAGTTGCGGCGGATAGCTAGAATAGTGTTACTACCCTTCTCAAGCGTGACTACGTAAGGCAGTGCAATCCCAGTGGGTTTGCCGTCGTCATCTTTGTGCTCGTAACCTTCCAAGTCAAGGTCGACGTGCATCTCTAATAGTTTATAGCGGTCATCTGAGCTTGCTCTAAAGCCAAGCTTCTCAGCAATTTTCTTCTCGACCTCGTCTAGTGTGTTGTTTGGCTCACCAAGGTCGCAGTCACGATAAAAGCCACCCGCTTGTAGTTTCTTCAGGTCGTTCTCGGTCTTGCGCATCACATGCGTGACTCGCTCAGAAGATGCCAAATCACTTGCACCGTAAGGCACCACGATGTCCTCTGC